CCGCCAGACCTGACACTGTGTTGTGGACTGACTTTACGTCATATTGCATTGCCATTTAATTCTCCGTATCTGTGGTTTCTAACTTAGCAAGTTTGGTTTTTAATTCCAAAATTTGCTTTGTTTGAACAGCCACTAGACCCATAGCGTAATCTCTTTGTGATTCCAGAAGTTCAAGCATTGCCTGAACCTCTGGGTCTTTATGAGTCAGCATTAGGTTTGAGTACCGACAACAACCCAAGTTGGGCTGGTGATAGCACCGGTGTTGATATACAACTTACCAGCGGTTGAATCAACATACAGAGAACCCGTACCAGCAAAGTTGTCACCTGTAGTACCGTTAACCGGGGCACCTGCGTCAACCATGACTACAACGTCATCCTCCATACGGATATTGGCTTTTTGGTAAGGAGTAATGCTGGAGGGGCCACCACCATCAGCAACAGGATCTTGCATCTTTAGGTCAAGACCGTATTCAAAACCTGAACCAGCGGTAGTTTGAGCCATTGCAACACCAAAAGCGCAACGAGCGGTAGTTAAACCAGAATCGCCATCCATGAACGCCATAACAGCGGCATCACCAGACAAAGTGTTGGTATTAATAGTGCCCATTACACCAGCCATTAGGCCGTTGTTAGCATATGTACCAATAACTGCGAACTCACCCACAGTACCAGCCATGTGATTAAAAGTAGTGGAAGGGGCAACAGAAAAAGGAGCGCCGCACTGGACACGCCCAAATACAGAGAAAGCCTCACCGGGAGTTAAATAAGAACTGGAACCAAATCCAGTGGTTGGCATAACCCGAGCATAAAAGCCCGAAGCGGCAGTGCCTTCATCAACTGGAATTACAGTACCAGTATTAATAGTGGTGGGAGTTAAGGGCTGTTGTGCGCTTGCATCTCCGCCCTGATAACCAGCCCGAACTGGGCCTGAAAAAGTAGTACGTGCCATGATAGACCTTTCGTGTTGTAGCACATCCCGGCGCAGTCTCTACAAAGTCTGCTAGGTCAGTCTGTGCCGGTAAAAATTCCTAGTACCTAAATATTAAACTGTTTAAACAAAAAAAGGGGGTTTTTAGGCCCCCTTTTTTCATTACGCTCCGGGCGATCCAAAAACTCCTAATGGATCTGAGAAGCCAAACGAATAACGCTCACGAGCCTTGTAACGGACGTTACCCGTGTCGAAGTCTCCGTCCATCGATGTTGCCATCGGCATACGAACGAAGTGCTTCAGACCGTTAGGTACGTCTGTGCACAAGAACCAAGCATCGGCATCCGTTAGATAGTGGTTAACAGAGTAACCCTCTGGGATAGAACCGTTGTTCTTCAGAGCGTTGATGTCGTTATCAGCCGTACCAACACGGAGTTCAGTCTCCAAGAGGCGGGTTGCAATAAACATCAGGCTGGGAGGAACAATCAACTTACGTGGTTTTGCGGCAATCAGCAGACCACGCTCATCCGTCCATGCAGCGATCTGAATAACAGCCGCCTCAAGGGAGGTCTCATTCAGGTCAGCAGGGGTGGAAGGCTCGTTGGAGTTCACACCACCAGAAACAAGGGGATGCTGGGTCGAGAACAGTTCAACTCCATCACCGCCGGGGAAGGCAGGGTTGAAGCCGTTGTTCAGAACGTTTGCAGCCTTAACTTGCTTGGTGTAAGCCATAGCACGAGCCAAAGCCTTGGTGTACCGAGCGCTGAGTGAGTCATAGAGGTTGTCCTCAATTGCCTCTTCAGTCAGGGAAAACCCTAGTGCAATGGTTTCGTGGTTGTATCGGGCAGAAAACGCTTCCTGTGCGTTGTCATAAGCGATGGCAGAGCCTTCGTTTTTGACCGGCGCAGCAGAAAAGCCCGACAGTTTTGTTTCTTCTTCAAAAGAACGCTCAGAGGTCTCAGTTTCAAAGATCTCTTTGTGTTCTTCACCGTACTTGTTGTACTCCAAGCCAAACAAAGCGTTTAAGCCCGGGAGCAACTCTTTCAGTAGTTGGGCACGAGAAATAGCCATTTAGTCGCTCCTTATACGCCAGTTGAGTTGGTGTACTGATGCGTCCCGATATTTATCTTAACGATAAACTCGACGAATGCGTCAGCGCCGGTTGCTGTTTCTCTGACCACATCAATAATACGGATAGGTAGAGTATTTGTGGTGTTTTGAGTTCCTTCATCAATCGCCACAGCGGAGTTACCAGTAATGGTAGACCCAGCGTTTTGAATTAATGCAATGTTGTTACCAATGGCAGAAATGCCCATTGCGGCAACAGTAGTGCCAGAGGAACAAGAAACCACTTGAAACAACGTGTCAGGATCATCAGCAACATAGGCAAAAATCTTAGTGCCTGCCGCTACTGCCTGACTAGCAGGGTAAAACTGTTGAATCTGAACTTGACCGGTAGAAGCATTGGTAAAGGTACAGCCCAGAAACACGCCATTGGGTGTTGCCGTGGTGGTTCCTGTGTCCTTTTCAATCGTTCCATCAGCCACACGCTTTACTAAATCGCCATAAAAAATGTTCGTTGCATAGCCGACGTTATTCGTCGTTGCAATTTGCATTAGGCGAGTTGACCCCGCAAAAACCTGACCGCCAATTAAATTGATCGGCTTCAGGCCATACGGAGCAGATACGGTTGGATAAGCCATATTAAACTCCTAAAAGGTTATTTACCATTTCCAAACGACGTTGTGGATTTTCTCTCCCTAAAGAGCGGCATCCTTGGGTCGTTCTCTCTCATAAAGTTATTGTCTACAGACTCCATCTGATCTCTATTTTTCTTTGAAAAGTGTTCTTTTCGTTGATCCATAAATTCTTCAGGGGCCTTGCAAAGCAACAATCCTGCGACCTCAATGTTGTCCTTAAAACGACTGTTGGGGTCTATTAACATCTGGAACTTGGGTTGTTCTTCAATCCTTACCGGCTCCCAGCCTTCCCGCAGTTTGGCGGAAATATTGCGTGGGTCTGCTAGATTTAAGGTTGAAACACGTACCCACCTATACGCATAACCGGGTTCTTTATCTGGCTCAGGCAGTGTTGATGCTGGTTGCCATGCCTTTGGGCGCTCGGTTTGTGTACGGTTTTGAAGTTCGCGTGCAAGTCTGTTTTCTGCCATTTTAGTTCTCCAATTTCAAAAATTCTTTAGCATACTGTTCGGGAGTGATCCCTAACCGTTTCACAACGTCAAGTTGCGACTGCTTAAGTTTGACTCTTTTGGGAGCCGTACTTCTTGAAGCCGGAGCAACTACTGGCGCAGATTTGGGGCGCGTTTGCTGAGGTTTTTGATCCTCAATTTCTTCTTCTCCATCTACATCTTTGAAGTAGTCTGGAAAAGAACGCCGTACTGCTTTGTCAATACGACGAAAATATTCTTCAGTGCCATTAAATTTCTGCCCAAACTCGTCAAGCAGTTCTTCATGTACACCATAAGCAAAACTGGACATTGCCTTATGTCTGGGGCTGCCAAACCAAGGATTCTTCTCAAGCCACTCTGCGGTTTTTGGCTCCAGCGGAGCGGCTTCAGGTTTACTTTGAAGGATTTGTACTTCTTTTTCAGGCATTTGTAAAGTAGGTTTGAAGTCATTTGCCTGTTTTAGTGAAAAAGTAGCCTCAGTAATCTTTACCTGTGCAGCGGCTAAAGCCTCTCCATCGCCAGCGTCATACGCGGCTTTGTACTCAGCTTTTGCCATCTCCAGTGCCCGGGAGGCGGCGTCTTTGGCTGTATCGGCATAAATTTTCTCGCCTTCAGTCAGCCTAGATTTAAGCCGTTTGTTCTCCTCGATAGCCTGTCTGGCTACGGTTAGGGCCTCCTCACGCTCGCGGGCGGCTCGTTCTTTCTCCCTCCGCTCATCGTGATAGACCTTCTTCATCTGTTTGAGCTTGGACTTGACCTCTTCGTCATATTTGTCCAACTCGTCTTGGTCTAGCTTATCGACCAACTCCTTGGGCATTGGCTGGCGACCACGATCCTCTTCAGGCGTATCGTCCTCAACCTCAATATCTACTTGAGATTTAGCCTCTACCTCTTTTTCTACGGGTTTACCCTTATTAGGAACAAACCCTTCGTCTACATCTACTTCATATTCATACTTTTCTTCAGCCATTTTGGGGCTCCTTATTTACGTGAAATACCGCGTGGATCCTCGACTACTCCCTCAACGGAGTCATCATTGATAATCCTGAACTCTCGACCATGGATCTTTAGCCGTGTACCTGCATGGGGGCGCACGAGAATAAAATCCCCTTCCCTACACCAAGGTCCTGATGGGAACCTTGCGGCATCCTTATAGCAATCCGGCCCCATCTTTACGACAAAAAGAACCGTTGTTAGGAGTTCTTCGTGCTGGAGAGTCAGGTCAGATTTAAGGATTCCGCTTTCGTACTGCTCGTCTATATTAGGAATCCCGCACAAAATGCGGTATCCAGAGGGGTCTGGCAACTGTTTGGCTTTCCTATCGTCGGTGTCCGGTAGTACTGTTGCCTCGTTTGGGTCATCGGGGTTTGTGCCGATTAATAATTCACTCATCAGAGTTTTCCATCCTTTCTGCTGTTTCTATAAGAATATTGTTTGCGATTAGGAGTCCGCGATAAATCCCGCAGCCGTATTGGTAGGCCCCAAAATCTTTTGCATTACCTAAAACCGTGTCCTGCTCTATTACCTTCATTTCCTCTCGTATCTTGTCTGAAAGATACTTGAGTAGGTCATTGCTCATTTACTCTCCTTTTTAGGTTGTTTGGATTCTTTTAATACTTGCCCCATCTGTAGGCCAAGTTTTATGCCCTCTGCCTGATCTTTAGAAGCCTTTTCGTCTTTAGCCCGGGCTATTTGAGACCCGAGTTTGGCTCCTTCTATCTCAGCCTGAGTGGCAATCCGTAGCTTCTCAACCTCTAGTTGATCGGCCTTAGCGGCTGCATCCATAACGTCTTTTTGTGCTTTACGCTGGACTTCTGCCTGTTTGATCTGTAGCTCCTGCATCTGGATCTGGGTAAGCGGGTTCTGTGCTTCAGCGGCGGCCTGCTGTTGAGCGGCCTCTGCCTGATCCTTCTGTAAGAGTTTGGCTGCGCCCCTAGCTGCCAAGCGAGAAATAGCCAACTCGTACTCTTCCGGCAAATCTTGATCCGGCGGGGGCAATTCTGTACCTATTTGCTCTTCCATCTCCTTGCGGTACTGGAACGCCACATGCTCTTGTATGTGAGCCATTGCTGCCGCCTGAATCTGCCCAGCCATCGGGTTCTGACCAATCAACTGTGCTATTTTCGGGTCCTGCATAGCCATTAAGTGGACCGTGATATGTGCCTCATGGTCTTGGTAGATAAACGCCTTGACTGGCTTGCCATTAATAACAGCCATGTTCTCGGATATCGGATCACGCGGTTTCTGGTCTTCCGGCATCGGAATTAGTTTCTCGGCGTTCTTAATACCCAGCACCTCTAGCATCTGCCTGTGGAGCATCGGGAGGTCATAGATCTGAGGAGACTGCTGAGCCAACTGCATAACGGCTTGGTACTGAACCACCTTTTGCGACATCGTGGCAGCGTTGGGGTCTGACACGGGAATCACATCCACTTGGTCATAGTCCGACTGCTTTACGCTTCTGGTGCCCTCTACCGGCTCATATGAGTAGTCTTCGGGGGTGTAGTCACGGATGATGATCTTGAGGAGCTTGAACTCCTGCTTCATGCTGTAGTGAATCCGTGCTTGCACTGCCGACATCACTTTGAGCATCCGCTCTAATATAGCCAGCGTTGTACCTACCGGTGACTGAGACGACATATCACTAACCTTAAGGTCAGCAATTGCTGCGAACCGGCGACCATCATCAATGATCTGATTTAACAGCCCAGATAAAACTTGGCTAGGCTCCTTATATGGGAGCGTCATGATGTTGTCTTTAATAGTACCGCTCGGTACGTCTACGTCTCTAAACTCTGCTGGGGAGATTGGCGTGTCATCACCTTTGACTCGGAGTCCTCGGGTTTTAAAACCTCCCGGTAGGTTAGACAAAGTACCAGCATCAACAAGTTGTCGAAGAATCGAAGTACCAGACTTAGCAAAAGAACCAATGAGGTGAATAAGACCAAAATGATAAAACCCAAATGCTGGTATGTATCCATAGTGTACGAAGTGTTGGCGTTTAGCCCTTAGATCATCATCGGGATTCCAATTACGACGGATTGCTAAAATCTCTTGCGTATCTTTATCAATTGTTATCACATATGGCAGAGCTATTTCAGTAGGTTCTCCATCCTCATCTACGTCTGCATACTTATCATCTTCAATTACTAAATCTGCGTGTATCTCAAGGATCTTGTATCTATCATCGCTGGTGGCTTGAAAGCCCATTTTTTCAGCAATTTTCTTTTCTACTTCATCTAGTGAACTCTGTGGTTCTGGTAACTCAACATCCTTGTAAAACCCAGCAACCATAAGCTTCTTCAGCTCATTTTTAGTTTTACGCATTACGTGTGTCACACGTTCTGCTGTCTCTAAACTAGAGGCGCCGTAGGGCACAATAATATCTTCAGCGGGGACAAATATAGATGCCTGCCGTTCTAGCGATGGATCATAGTAGACTTTCTTAAACGCATTACCTGCTAAGCCCAAACCCCACAACATTCTCTCGTGCTCTGGGCGATACTCAACCATACGCTCAGTTAGTTGATAGTTCATGTCGTCGCGCACGCGAACGGATGCCTCTTTCTTTTCTGGAGTCTCTTTACCGATGATCTGAGTTTTCACCGGCCCCATTGCAGGGAATGTCTCCATAATTGTTTCGGACTGAAACTTCACCAGCGCCTCAGATAGTAGGGGGTGAACAATCCCACATGCCCCGGGCCAAGGCTCTGTCCGGTCCTCAATCTTCATACCTAGAAGCTCTAAGCCATCTACGTATGTCTGCATCCAATCTTTACGGGAGTCAATATCGGACTGAACATCACCTAATAGATCTCCTGCTAGTTCAGTTAACTGCCCCTCATCCATATCTTCGGCAAGGTTCGCATTAAAGTCTTCTGCTTCTTCGCCCTTCTCAATCTCCAGTATCGGCATACCATCGACACCGATGCGGACAGCTTCTGGATCTTCAATCTCAATTTCTATTTCAGGACCTTCCTGAACCATCATCCCTTCGTCCAGTCCTATAGGAGCTTGGTTGAGTGCTTTATCAATAGCCATGTTCTATCCTTAGTAGTAGACGTTCTGCTTACGTCTATAATATATTTCGTCATCAGGCTCGTCCGTCGGTAGACGCAGGAACCCACCATTTCTAAATCTCAAAAGGGCCTGAGTTGTTGAGTCCACCAAGTCATCGTTTGCCCCAGATGGAAAGTCGTTGCACTCCTCAATAACATCTTTTGCCCACCGCCTGTCAGGTGCCCAGACTATCCCAGACGAAAACAAATCGGACACAGCGTTGACCCTTGCAATCTTATCCTGCCCCTTGCCCGGCGTAAATTCTGAAACCGGCACGCCCATGCGCCGCAACTCCTGATAAAGCGCTGATCCGTTGGACTTCTTCTCCACTATAAACGCATCTGGCTCCCACTCTTTGTACTCTTCAAGCACCATGGCCTTTAGTTCAGGGAACTCCATGCGCTTTTTTACAGAATTGAGCAATATGATGTTATAGACGTTCGTTTCTTCGTTCTGGAAGACGCCCCACGTAGTCAAGGCGTTGTAGTCCGCCCGATTGTTGGCTTCTTGAGCCGCGTCAAGGCTCATAATTACGAACTCGCACTCTGGTGGGCTCTCTTTATCCCAGATCTGCCACCACTCCCTCTTAATTAGTGCTCCCTCTTCAGCCGTCGGGTCCTGCATATACTGGGCCTGCCAGTATCGGGGGTCCATTCCAACCTTTTTGGCCTCCAACTCCTCTACGGGCCAGAACTCGGGCCAAAGTGCCTTCCCACTAGGTAGGATGGCTGGAAACTCCACCACTTCCCATTGATCTGCGTCCTCATTTTTGATCATGTGGTTCACAATCTGCGCGGTCAAGTCAAGCTTTGACCACCGTGTCATCACCACGATTATGGCGCCACCCGGCATTAGACGCTGGATCGGTCCTGACTGAAACCACTCCCATGCTGGCAAGAACACCTCGGGTCGCATTTGCTTAGCTTCCTGCTCTGAGTGTGGATCATCGATAATAAACAGATCGGCACCACGACCAGCCAGAGCGCCACCGACACCAATAGCAAAATACTCGCCTTTAAAATTTGTTCCCCAACGTGACGCCGACTTAGAGTCTTGCTGGAGCTCAATCTGAGGAAAGATGTCTTTATATTTCTCATCTGCCACCAAGTTACGCACCCTACGACCAAAGTCAACCGCCAGATCTGCCGTATGAGAGGCCATAATGACCTTCTTATGAGGGTATTTACCTAGAAACCACGCGGGTGCGAGGTAGGAAATTAGTTCAGATTTACCGTGACGGGGGGCAATATTGACAATAACCCGCTTTTTCTTGCCTGCGGCTATTTCTTCAAAGATATTAGCCAGTCTGCGGTGGTGTGGGCCTACTTTATAGCCCGGATATACGTGATCTGCGAAGGATAAAAGGTCCGTTTGACCTATTTTCTTGACTTGTTCTGCCTCATAACGGCTAATTTCGTCTAAAGCCTCCAACTTTTCGTTGTGGCTAAGCAGACTAATATGGGTTTTTAAGAACTTAAGCCGCTCGGGTGTCAGCATCTATTGCCTCTACGTCGATTACGTCCCGTTTTTTCCCTTTTTCAGCCAATCTTTCGAGTCTTTCTAACTTCTCAAGTAGAGATTTCTCGACTTCTTCGCTTGTTTTGTGAGCAACGGTGACTTCTGTGCGCTTTTTGAACGCATCAACACCGTCGATCTCTCCCAGCGCTTTGACTGCGGGGAGTGCAAATTTGGGATCGGGGTTAGTAGTCTGTTCTACTAACTTATTTACGACGTAGAGTTTAAGGTCTGCGAGGTCTCGCACCACCATTTGGTCATATTGAGCGACCATTCCAGCCAAATAGGCCAGTATTTCATTTCTATAATTAGCAAAATCTACTTTTTCATTGCTTGTCAACATCTTTTTGGCAAGCTCTCTTGCCGTGTCTTTATCTTTCTCGTCAGGCTCAATAGGCTTGCCCTGCAGATCAGATAAGAGTTTGATAGTCCTTGCGTAGACCTCTAACTCTTCTTGCTGCGTCATCTGAGGCATTGCCCCAGTCGCGTCTTTTGGTAACGCGATATCTTTATCGACATCAAGAATATATGTAGACATGCGCGGGTTATACCACAAAAAAAGCCCCCTGTATACAAAAGGGGGCAAAAGAGGAGCCCGGCATCACGGAGCCGGGGGCCGACAGGGTAGGAATCGTCGGAACCATCCTGCAAAAATATAGTACCCCAAAAGGAAACGGGACTCCAGAAAAAGACAAGGGGGCATTTCCTAGGGGAGTGAAAACCTTGACTTTGGGAAAATACGAAGGGGGTGGGGGCTCATTTTTTTAGGCTGCCGTACTTTGGCTTAACCATGCGGGTTTGCGGGCGATTTTTTGTACTTAGTGCCGGTTTAATAAATGCGCAAAAGTTAAGTTAATTGGTAATTTTGGTGATGATTTGTGTGGATTAAGGGGTATGGGGTGCGCAGGTACCATCTACCGGCATCGGGGGGGTGGGGTACGGGTGGGGGGCGAATACCTTGATTTATGCCCTAGGATATTGTATAACATACTCATGGCGGTATATTCCGCTGTTTATTGGAGAGCATCATGGAGCAATTAGGTAATCTCGTAATCAGCTTAGTTCTGTTAGATCCCGCACCAAAAGGGTGTCACCCAGACGATCTCTTTTCCCGTCGTTCACGCCGTGTCAGTCTGCTTCGTATGTATCAAGTATCAAAAGAAGAAGCGCATAAGACAGCGACAATGTTCCTAGCAGATAACAGGCTAGACAACAGCGACCATTACCAGACAGAAGTAGTCTGGACTTACACCGAGAAAATTTATATGTAATCAACCGGGGGGCGAAAGCCCCCCATCAACTAGGAGAGCATCATGCAATTAGAATTATTCCCCAATGACTTTGTAAGATTTGCTACAGAATTTCCCAGGGAAAAACTCAATATTATTCGGGAAGATAAGCCAGAGGAATACTATCGAATAATGCAAATCAGGAATGTAATATCTAAGCATAGATATGCAGTTAGAGCATTAGATAAGCGTCTAACATGGGATTTAGAAAGACTAATGTAATTAACCGGGGGCTTCGGCCCCCATAAACTAGGAGAGCATCATGAAAATAAGTAACATCTTCCAACTACGCGACACGCTTCAGGGTTATGGTTTTTGGTACACGCTCTGGTTCCATGGCGTCAGCTTCGACACGCTGTGGTGCATATTCGTAGCGTGGCAAATGATCAGATATGACAGACGGTTAACTCAGCAGTATGAGTAATCAGGGGGCTTCGGCCCCCTTTTTTTGTGCCCCCGACTTTGATACCAGTTATGTTTCCGTGAGCGAGGCTGTGTGCGCTAGCGTCTTAAATAGCGTTTCACATGGGGCTGAAAACCTAGCTATCGGGCTAGCCGTATGCTATAAGATACTCATAGCGCAAGTGTTTGTGCTATCCGACCCGGCGGTTTCCGGGTTTTTAAATGGAGCTATATATGTCAGAAAAAGACATGGTTTTCACTCCGACCCCTGTCAGCATTACCGACGGGGCTTATCAACAAGCTAAGCTACACGGCACGACGAAATCCATCATCGCATCATTGATGGACATGATCCCCGGCTTAGGATTCAGCGACGACGCAATCAACGATGAAGTAAAGGTTGAATTGCGTAAGGGTTATGCCACTCGCTGGCATGAAGAGAATCCATCAACCTATTATGTCGCTGTTGACGGCAATTGGGTTAAATGCGAAAGCGAAGAGAAAATGCTCAGCCATAAAAAAGCTGACAAGTTTGTTCTCGATGTCCATACAGCTTTCGGATATACCCAACAAGCTTTCGGGGCTCTTAAAAACGAAGAGCCGTTAAAGCATAGCTTGATCAAAGAAACACGAGACAAGTTTAATAAATATGTCTCGAACCGGGTAGCCGATCTTAATCGTGAGGCTAAAAAGCTTTACCGGGAGCGCAACGGCATCGAAAATACCCGCTCGTCGGTTCCGTTGTTTTATGTATGGCTCACGGCTCCCGAAAAGGGGATCCTCTCTCAAATCCGACAGCGTTGCATCAATGCAAAAGCTAAGGGTGATGAGACTGCGGATCTCGCCAAGCTAGACAAGGCTCTTGCATCATTCAAGACTAGTCTAGACAAGTAGCACCTGACCCGACCCGGCGAAAGCCGGGCGGGTTATTTTTTTGGCTCTTTGAAACCAGTTATTTTTCTGTGCGCGCGCGAGGACGGCGTGCGTGCGTGACCGCGTTCGCTATTTAGCGTTTCACAGGGGGGTGAAACCCTAGACTTCTCCCGTAGAATGTCGTATAACATACTTATGCCGGTATTTTCCGGTGTATTCAGGAGGTATCACAATGGCAAAAACTGCCACATGGTCTAGTGATCCTAAATCACTGCAGGACGCCGCCTACCAAGCGGCGCGGTCAATCGAGGGTGTAGAGTCCTCTGCTAAGTATGTTCTAGCACAGTGCCCTACCTTTTCTACCGAGCAACCCACTGAAGTCAAGGAGGAGTTAGACAAGGGCTGGATTCTGAGATTCTCAGAATTGAACCCCGTAAAAACTTACTTTCTTACTTCAGACGGTAAGAATTGGGTTTTGCCTTCGGACGGAATAGTACCCGAGAAGGTGGCAAAGCGGGAGATTGGCGTTCACTTCGCCATGAGTTTTAGTTCTCAGGCGTTCGGTACCCTAAAGAATTCTGATCCTTCCCTGTATCAGATTATTCTACCGGTTCGGACTGCCTTCTCTAAATACAAGTCTAATAGACTTGGCGATCTTCTGCGCCAGATCAGGAAGATCGAACGGGAACAAGCGGGCGAAGTCCTGCGGGCACCCACGAAAAACTTCGTGGACTTCTGTGCCGACACCCTAGGCAATCTAGTGGTGCGATGCAAGAACGCGAAGGCGCGGGGTGATGACACCGCGAACCTTGATTTGCTAGCCAAGCAGATCGCCGCCTTCAAGGCGGTCAAGTAAGACCTTCCCTCTGAGCAGAAATGCTCAGGGGGATTGAAACCAGTTATTTTTCTGTGAGCGCGTGCATAAACGCGTTGATCAAAATTAGGGACAGAAGAGCGACGCATACTACTTGCATCGTATAGAATTACGGAATTTGATAGGGTTCCAAGCCAAGACGGCTATTTAGCGTTTCACGTTCCGGTGAAACGCGTTTTTTGCGAAATATTGGAACCGTGTAAGTGCTTGATTTGCAAGGCTTTTTTGATGTCCGGTTCCAAGGTTCCAAGGTTCCACGTTTTTAGAGAAGAGAGCACCTTGGAAAACATGAGAGCAAGAGAGTAGACCCGCACGATGTAAATTAAGCAAAGTCCACAAAAAAATTGGCAAAAGGGAAATCGTTCATTTTTCACTGGAACCTTGGAACCACACCATTTTTCTCTCTCTACTACTACTACTACTAAATATTTTATATATATAAATCAATAACTTAGCAATCATCACCCCTATCAAAATCACGGTTCCACGGTTCCAACACACCCCTTTTTCGTCCGGAACCACTGGAACCCATGGAACCACGCCCAAACCTCCAGCCTGATATAAAAAAGTCATATAAAAGCCTTGGTTTAAAGGGTAGTATGTGATATAATATCATTCTAGTAAGAAAATATTTAACACCTCGCGCAGTATTTCACGGCGGGGTGAATCGCTCTTTAACAATCCACAGCGCGGTGGGCAACCATCGCCGTAGCCGTAGGCGTAGGGGTTCATTCCCGTTTCACGACGGGGTGAACTGCTATTTGTTTCATCTCTGCCTTGTGCCGAGTCGGGCAACCACAGCAACCTGATAATTAAAAACTACAAACAGGTAGGGGTTGGAGTACCGAACCACATTGCATCTGATTCTAAATAGTTACCGAGCAGTACCGGCTTCGATAAGGGGATGGGCGAATCGCCAAGAGAGGCGAGGCGCAACGCAGGATTGGCACTCCGCAACATTCCCGTCGCGTAACCTTTCACCTACAGGTGACTGCCAAAAAAGCAGAGCGACAAAACAGTATCTCACCCGTCCGTGAAGACGTACCTATCTTTACAGAATCCCTTAGAACATAACTTCGGAAGCGTAGATTTGTGTAATGTAAAACCGCGAGTTAACTAGCACACTTTCTGCGCTTCCCTTGGTGTGTTCTACACCAAACCAACCTTAACCATCTGGGCAAGCATCCCTTACCCTAACTACCTAGGAGGTATCAAAGATGAAACCGGAAAACAAAGCCGCAAGACAAGCCATGAAGAAGGCAAAAGAACCTGCACTTCACCCGTGGCAGAAAAAACAATCGGGGTTCGTGTACAGGAAAACTCCGAGAGCGTACCAATACGAGACGTTCAGCGAGGATATTTTTATCGGGTACACATATATTAAAGGAGGGTCACGCTAATGACTCAGTGCATATTCTGCGGGGATTTTCTTGCACCCCATCGTGAAGAATATAAAACCTGCATGCCATGCCAAACCGAAGATGAAAGAGTGAATGGCATAAAGCCAAAGTTCGGGCTAGTCCCCATGCACAAGGGGCACTACTTCCCCGTCTTTCACTTCAACAAAGAAGACTTGATTGGCATAAACAACAAAGGAGGAATCGTCAAATGAAGGTGAATCCAACAAGCCCCATCCCATACGAGATGCCCAACAGAAGTTCACCAAGGCGTGAAACGCTAAAGTTGTTTGACGCTAACGGCGAGGTGAGGGTGGGCGATGTCGTGCACTTCAACAGGAAAGCATGCAACGTCGAGCGCATAGGGGAGTTGATAACCATAGTCACGATGGATGAGCGCAAGTACACCCTGAATGTCCTGCCCCATCAGATTAACTGTGTCTTACAGAAAGGAGATCCGAATGGAGGAGATCGCTGAGTTCTTACGGGCATTGAACGGAGCGTTGGGACTTATAGCTATAGCGTTCTGTGTGTACTTCTTGGCATGTATGTTTATGGGAAGGGGTGACAAATGAAAACAACATGGTGGATTGAATCAGGGTATGCAGCGGAAGCAGCCAGAGAGTTAGTTTGGTTTGTAGTTTTAATTGTTGTAGGCATAGGCGTAGTCATATGGCGCGACATGCGTAACGAGAAAAAGGAGAAGAAAGATGACTGACCCATTTAGCAGGGAGTCGGACAAGGTGAAGTATTGGCAGAACAAATACCAACAGGAGTTTGATCGTGCCAAATCATATGAGATGGATCTAGTCCATGCCAATTATGAGATCAACAAACTACACCTACGGATCGACGAGTTGTGGAACGAGAACCGCACACTAGATATGCAGGTGCAGACAATCCTCAAGGAGTTAAACAATGCTCAATAAAAAGTTCACGCTTTCATACACACCAAGTCCTGAAAAGATCCTTTCATCGATGCGTGAAAAGCAAAACGAGATGAGTGAGGAGATGTTCAACGGCGAGTTCTCACCAACAGCAAAACTTGTATACGAGATCGCGTGGCGAGATGCGTGCTTGCATTGCTTGGAGCAGATCAAAGATACGGCTGATGTGGCAAGTCTTGAAAAAGATAAGCAGTTGCCCGTAGCGTACCTTGAGCGTGTGTATGACGAGATCATGAAAGACAATGCTTTATCCCCGTTTGTTAACTATATAGGAGACTGATATGAATATGACAATGAACCAACCCCCTGTGATGATATCGCTTGCAACGAGCGGCATGATTGTGAACGTCGAAGTAAATGTGTGGTCGGCTACCAAGCAAGATCAGACTATCTCTAAAGAAGTTACTACCGCACACAATGCTGATGACAAAGCCGCACGCGTTGTTAAGCACCTGTTGGCGGGTGATCCTACCCATAAGAAACTTCTCAACCATAGGCAGACGATCTATAACTGGGTGAAGAAGCGTACCTATGACTGGTCGGGGTCGAATCGGTATCTGCCTGTGAGCATGCTTCAGAAATTCAAGAGCGAGTTCAGTGCGCTAGAAAATGAATACGAGACACTCAAGCAAGAGTTCGTAGCCAAGTATCCTGACATTGTCGCAGGCATGGCGTTCAAGCAGGGGAGTATGTTCGATGCCAACGAGTACCCGTCGGCTGACCAAGTTGCATCGAAGTTCCGCATTAAATTATTTGTTCACCCCGTACCTGAAAACGATTTCAGGGTGGCTATCGCTAATGATATTAAGGAAGAATTGGAGAAGCACTATGCACTTGAAGCAAACAGCAAGGTCGAAGAAATCATGCGGGATGCCACCGAGCGTTTGGTGGAGTTCATCAAACGCATTGCTCATGCTTGTCGTGAAGTGGAGGCCGAGGGAGATGGGAAAGTTCGTCGCCCGAAGGTCTATGAGGGGACGATTGACGGAGCGAAGGAGATGTGCGAATTACTCAAAGAATTTAATTTGACAGGGGATTCAAGATTGGAGGATATGCGCCAAGATTTATTGGCTACCCTGAATGATGTAACGGCTAAAGACATTCGTGAGTCTGATGCCACAAGGTCGCATGTGAAGTCCGAGATGGACAAGATCATGAACAAGTTCGGTTTAATTAATCTTTAATCTAGGAGGTATCTATGAGCGCAATTACAACATATCCAACCCTGACCATTGACGAAGTCAAGGAGTCAATCAAGACGCTTGGTGCAGGTAACAAAGAGTTGGGCATTGACCCAATCACGGTAATGATCCTGTCCGAGCCCGGATGTGGCAAGACATCTATTCTGCGTGACCTAGAGAAAGACATGGGCACAGATGAGTATGACTATGTCTACATTGATGGCCCAAACAAAGAGATGATGGACATTGCCGCAAATATTCCTAACCATGAGACTAAAGCCCTAGAATATTATGTGTCATCGCTATTCAAACTAGGCAATGGCAAGAAGAAGGTGATCATGATCGACGAGGCGTTGAAGGTTCCGAAGTTGATGCAACCGATCTACACCCGTATGTATCTAGAGCGCACAGTCGGTGACGAGCCACTGCCCGATGGGTCTATTGTGTTTGCGACATCTAACAACATGACGGATGGTGTCGGTGACGTGCTTCCCGCACACGCTGGCAATCGTCTGACAATTGTTCAGATGGAGAAACCTAACCCGAAACTTTGGCTTTCATGGGCAGGTGAACAGAAAATTAGTCCGGTGATTCGTGCTTGCGTACAAATGTATTCAAGGATGCTCAAGTCATATCGTGATCCTGATCAGCACGACAATCCGTATATCTTTCATCCGTCGAAGCCGCAGATCAGTTTCTGTTCTCCCCGTTCTCTAGCCAAATGCAACCCAATCATTAACTCTAATTTGTCTGAGAATGTAATGCTTGGTTTGTTGGCTGGCACAATCGGCGAGCGTGGTGCGCGGGACATGATGACATTCGTGGCACTGAACACAAGCGTGACGCAGTTCGATGACATCGTGGCTGATCCTGATAAGGTTGCTATGCCCAAGGACATGGCTCCTCTATTGCTGATGATCTTCCAAGCCTTAGATAATATCGACACTCAGGACAAACTCAATAAGTTTCAGAAGTTCGTGAATCGTATCGAGAACGTCGAGATCCAAACGGTATGGTTTGTAATGTTGTTACGCAGTAGCAAGGCACGGATGGCAAGACACAACCCTGAAGTCAACAAGTGGGCAACCGAGAATCACGGTTTACTCTAAACAATAAGGAGGTATCACTATGGATAAGCAAGAAGAAAGACTACGTAAGTCCCATGTGTTTCTGTTGAAACATCCTAAGACAATGCAGTTGGGTGGCATCATTCTCATGGGTCAAAGCAGTGTCGAGGATAATGTTCCAACCGCATACACCGATGGCATAAACAAACGCTATGGTCGCAAGTTCATGGAGAAACTTGTGGATGCACAGGTCAATGGCTTGGTGATGCACGAGAACGGTCATGTGTTCTTTCGGCATGTGACACACCACAAGCGCATCTTCCGTGAGAATCGCAAACTAGCAAACATCGCGGCTGACTTTGTCGTGAACGATATGATTGTCATGCTTGAGGATCCTATGATCCAATTACCGCCGCGCACATTGTGGAACACTATGTTTCGCAATTGGTCTGTTATACAAGTCTATGACTTTCTCAACAAACGCAAGAAGGAGTTGGACAAAGAGAAAGAATCAGGTGGTCAAACCTGCGACAACCCCAACCCAAACAGTGATTCACAGGAGGGTGAAACACTAAATAAACCCAATGGCGAAACCGATGTCGATAAACTCCTGAAGAATCTTAAAGACGTTGATTCGCTTGACGAGCACGACATCGAGAAGGCTAGTGAGTATGACGAGAAGAAGATTGCCGAAGGTATTGACAAGGCATTGCGTGAAGGTGGTCTATTGGCTGGCATCCTTGGTGGTAATAAAAGTAGACAGATCGAGGATCTGCTAGAACCGAAGGTCGATTGGCGTGAGGCATTGCGTGAGTTTGTTATGTCTCAATGCGTAGGCAAGGATGACTATAGTTGGCGCAAGTTTAACCGTCGTCTTTTGGCTAATGATGTGTACATGCCAAGCACCATCAGCGAAACGGTAGGTGAGATAACGGTGGCAATCGACACTAGCGGATCTATTGGTGGCGAGGAACTTGCGGCCTTTGCCTCGGAACTGGTATCTATTGCAGACACAGTCGTTCCGGAAAAAATTCGCGTGGTGTGGTGGGACACAAAGGTGCATGGTGAACAATTGTTTACTGGGAACTATGCAGGGATTGAGCACATGCTCAAACCGATGGGTGGCGGGGGAACTAATGTTTCATCTGTCAGTGAATACTTAATTAGTAAAAACATTCAAACCGAATGTGTAATTGTATTCACCGATGGCTTTGTCGAGAACAATATCAGGTGGCTGCATCAAGCTCCACTTCTTTGGTTAGTTACTCAGAACAAAGACTTTCGTCCCCCTGTCGGTAAGGCAGTTAAATTTAACACGGAGGTATTCGCATAATGGACTACGCATATTTATTTTCAGGTATGGGTGTAACGATAATCTATCTTGCATATAAAAACTATATGCTCGACAGAAACAACTCAATAAGCATTGAGATCATTACAGCAATCGCCGATGGTGAGTTAACCGTCAAACGCACAAAGGATGGTATCGAAGCAGTTTCAAAGAAAGGGGTGTGACATGGGAGCATTTTATGACATTAAAACAGTATGGGAGTACAGCCAACTAATAGATCAAGCAAAAAATAGTAAGCCATACAGAAATACAGACGAACTAAACCCTAAGTATCCATTGGGTAAACGCAGGTATTCGGATCGTTACTTTAAGCCCGTGCTACAAGAAACTCACGGAAAAAATTGGCAATACTCATCAAATTTACCGCCGATTGAAATCTATTACACAGATCGGTACATGCTTGGCACATTCTATTCTGATAATACTTTTAAATTTAATCCGTCTGCAGGATGTTATGGTCAAGGAGACAACGGAATAATTTCATCTGTTTTGCCCGGATGGATAGTGGCAAGGAGCAATTACGGTGGATTGGTGTTTGTTCATAGGCAAACTAAAATTTCAGTACCTGTCTATCAAGGTATGCGTATTCGCTTGTGTGATGGTTCCCCAACAGAACCGTTTGAACTACACGCAAATACACTTGACCGCAAGAAAACCAAAGCATACCGCGCTGTGCATGATGAAATGTTTAAGGTAGCTACCGCTATGCTTAGTGCTATGGGGGAAGAAGCGATATTTAATGAAATGAAACAAATGGTGCATGGTCAAGTCGCGCCGTTTATAAATTACAGACAGTCAGAATTGTCTAAAGCATATGATTCCAATGACCCTGCTGGAGCTGTTATGTGGCTAGCTTTGCGCTACAACATTAACGATTGTAGATGTGGGTATGTCTATGATAAGTACATGTCAACAAGAATCATGAACTCTTTGAAACCTAAAGTATTGGTTCGGAATGTTAAAGATAATTTTTACAAAGAGGTTTACAAAGAAGCAATAGGAAGGGGGGAAAGTTTATTAAAATCATATGTCTATCGCTATGGCGACAAGTTACCTACTGCCGAATGGGGACAAAAGATATTCGTTGATGGTGTAGAACATAAACGGATTGTTTAACATTTCATACGGAGGTGAAACCATGTATCACACACTAGCCCACGCTAAGACCATTGAGTTTATCGAGCAACAACTACCTGTAAGACAATTAGCCCGTGAGTTGTGCCATAAGTTCAATGTGTTTGTCATGTCACATGAGGAAGATAAAAACAGAAAAAAAGTTCATTTAACTAGAGAAAGTGGTACACCATTCTGCTCAATTCGCACAGAATATGTTGAGAATCAGGCCGGTAATGAGGTAGTTAAATACGTAGTCGAGTCGCCAATGGTGCAAAAAGATAAAGGACGCGGTCAGGATCGTCATTGTCGTGAGTCAATTAATCTTAGGGCACTCTTAAAAACTTTAGAGAAAGACTACGATGCTAATGGTCAAGAGTTAGATTTTGGCTTTATGTTTAATGAAAGATATAAATTGTTCACGAGACTTGAAGATCGCGCTGAACGAGTCTTCAAAATTGGGTGGGGTAATTCAATTTCAATTGATCATGACGCCGCATTGTCTGTGCTAAGATATTTCTTTGAGAAAGAACCAATAAGCGACAAAGCCCAAGCCGCTCTTGAAGCTAAATACAAAGAACATCTTGTCAATGTTGATAAAAAATCTAAAGTTGTTGAATTTACAAATCGTTTTGTGACTGATTGTTTGTTGTTAGTTAAATACGATAATTGTCCAGCCATAGTCGCTAAGGTATCTTTTAAAATGGACGAGAATAATAAAATTAAATTAAGCGTTCACGATGGGGTGAAATGCTATTCAGAGGAATCTGCATTAGCCGCTGACTACCCCGAGTTGGTTATCACTATGAAAATGTTTAACACAAAGAACAAAGTATCTGACAATAATTTAGAAGACCTATACTCAATAAAGTCCCTAGTAAGCGACGACGAGGATAGGATAGATACTGATTTAGATGTTCTAACAATTAGAAGTGGTCGATATGATTCAAACTGCCACAACGTCTTCTTAACTCCGGTAACTAAATATGAATAAGTTTTCTCCTGTAATGCACCCCACGCTGAACGATCATCATCGTGTCCCTATAACATACATTAATGGAAGGTATGAAGTTTTTGTTGGGGACAACCAAATCAGGATATACAACGATGATGAACTGCCGGATATCTTGAAGTCTAGGCTTGCAATGATTAAGGCATCAAACAAAAAACCCCCTACTGAAGATCCAATTTTGATAGCAAAAGCCTATGAGCATCCTCCTGATTCAAATATGTTTGAGATAGGGTGGCAACCATGTGAGGGTTTGTTTGTAGTAGTCATTCCAACAAAAGACTTGACATATATGCGGGGCAAATACTATCCTCCCAATAGTTTGACCATAGAAGCGTTTCTTGCAAATGCACTTAACACCCCAACATTTGAGTTTTTAGAAACATATATTGAATGGCTACGCCTGAATCGAAAGTCAAAGCAAGAGTAAAAGTAATCTTAAAGAATCTTGGTGCGTACTATGTCATGCCCGTCACTAGCGGGTACGGTAATTCAGGAGCACCGGATTTCCTTGTTTGTTACCAAGGAAAATTCATCGGCTTAGAGTGCAAAGCGGGAAAGGGTAAAGTGACTGCGCTTCAACAGCGCAACCTTGACCTAATTGATCTTGCTGGTGGATGGTCGTTTGTGATAAACGAGGAAAATGTAGAGCAGTTAAACAATCTAGTTAATTTAGTTAAATAAAGGAGAATTAAATGAAGAAGAAAGAAAGTAGTTTAAACTTTAAAATCATACAATATTATCTACGTGATCATGGCGCTACAAGTGCGGCTGATATTCAGAAAGCGACAAAAGTAAAAGGGAATATCTACACAACATTACAAACAATGTTGGGTCGCAAGTTAATTAAAAAAGTTGGTAAGCTGTATGTGCTAGATAATAAAATGCCGGTGTCAATAGATAATAGCGATTCACTTGACGGTGAAAAGGCAAGTAAAGCTGTTCATCAATCACAACCAAACCCCAACCCTTACTATTTAACTAAAGCCAATATTCTCAAGCGTGAACATGAACACATCATGGAAGGTATAAAACAGTTACAGATTTCTGCTAACTATTTAAATCTACGCATTAGAGAACTTGAGCGTGTCAATTAAACACCCTAAAGCCCCACGCCCTCCAATGGAGGGTGATTGGGTGCGTCTAATGGGATCGGGCGATATAGGCATAGTCGAGAAGTGCATGGATGGTGGAGAACGTCTTTGGGTTCGCATACCAAGCACTGATGACTGGCCTTTCCCCCGATGGGCTCACGCACTTTCTGAGAAAGTCAAGCGGATTCGCCCACCAAAATTCACACAACCTGAAATCAACACAGAAGAGGCACCATTTTGAATGAAGAAGATAAGTACCAATATACAAAAGATTGGTTCGCATGGGCACCCAAAGTATGGGAGCAGTTGATCCCACATCTACCGGAGCGTAAAAACTTCTTAGAGATTGGGTCATTTGAAGGGCGGTCTGCGGTATGGACTATCGAGAACATGATGGAAGATGGCGGCGAGATTGTCTGCATCGACACATGGGAAGGTGGGTCTGAGCATGTCAACGGCGAAATGGATGGGGCTGAGTTACGGTTTCAACAAAACATTACTTTAGTTCGCAGCAAGTTTCCTAACCGTGCCGTAGTGTCGCTCAGAAGTACGTCTGTTGAAGGATTGGCTGGATTGCTTGCCCACAAAAAACAGTTTGAATTTATCTACATTGATGGGTCACACCTAGCCAAGGATGTACTGACAGATGCGTGTATGGCTTGGCCTTTGTTGAAATCAAAAGGCTTCATGGTCTTTGATGACTACTTGTGGAAGCCCCAAGGGTTCACTCTGTTGCAACGCCCCAAGGTTGCGATAGATGCGTTTGTAAATATGTTTGAGGATGAATTAAATATCGCCTATTCCGGGTATCAACTTATAGTGAGGAAAGTATGACTGATTGGACTGAAACTTCGTTGCCCCAAGAACAAAAACAAAATCGCCCATCATTGATGATTGCCACGCCGATGTATGGCGGGATGTGTACAGGGCATTACGTAGCAGGTTTACTTGGAACAATTAATAAGATGAAGTCGGTAGGTGTGCCTGTGTATTGGGCGCAGATGATGAACGAAAGCCTGATTACCCGTGCCCGTAATGAGTTAGCCCGTTTGTTTTTAGAAAAAGGTATGGACTACTTAATGTTTGTTGACGCAGACATTTCGTTTGACGGACAGGCAGTAGCAACATTGATGGCGGCTGACCGAGATATTACATGCGGCATCTATCCCAAGAAAGAAGTTGATTGGAAACAAATTAGTAAAGCGGCTAAGTTAGGTAAGGAAAGCCTGCAAGATTATGGCGGTGCGTTTGTGTTTAACATGACAGGACAAAAGCAAGAGTCTGATGATGATGGGGTTATTGAAGTACGCCACGGTGGTACAGGGTTCATGCTGATCAAGCGCAAGGTGTTTGAAGATCTCATGCCACACGTACCCACTTATCGAGTGTCTACTCACAAAGAAAACGGTGAATATATTAAACCTTTAACTCATGAGTTCTTTGCCACAAGCATCGACGAGACAGGCGCATTGCTATCCGAGGACTATCACTTCTGTGATCTGTGGCGCAAGCATGGTGGCAAGATCTACGCCAACCCATTTATCAAATTAGAACACGTTGGTACGTATGTGTACGGGGGTGACATTCTTAAATCGGGAGGCAATCTAAAATGAGAGACAAAGAATACGAAGCCCGAAGCAAGGAGAAGAAGTGAACACAAAGACTTGGAACCAAACTTTAGCAAAGCACTATGATGTGTTTACAAAACCAGCGCCTTGCGATAACTGTTGGCATCGACAAAAGTGTAAGGATGAATTGTTAGCGTGTGATGTTTTTAATGCCTATGTCCAGCGCAATCAACACTGGAAAAAAGAACGTAATCCTACCCGAAAGTGGTGGAACAAAGTTTTTATTTACGATAAAGATGACGAGGATGAGCAACTGGAGAAGAAGTAATGGCAATTGAGATTGATGAAACTTTTTACTATTGGGGGCCATTTTTATGGAAAACAAAAGTAGATAAAGATTTTTGTAGTGAACTGCTTAAGAGATCAAAAAATACTAACGTTAAATTTAATAAAAGTTTAGCCGGACACATAGATGAGGAATACAGATACCTTGAAAAAGATAAGGAGTGGTTCGTTAATAAAATGGCGCCTTATTTAGATAGGTACTTAAAATCTGGGGCACATTGGTATAAACAGTATTTAGAAAAAGAAGTTACTAAAATAAGTTTGGATAGTTTGTGGATAAACTTTATGAAAAAGGGAGACTATAACCCTAAACACACCCATAACCATGATATAAGTTTTGTTTTGTATTTAAAAATTCCAGAAGTTTTAAGAGAAGAAAATAAAAAACTATTTGAATCTTCCACTCCTAACATAAGACCGGGTTGTATAGAATTTTTTTATGGAGAAGAAGCAGATACTTTTATTACATCTCATGTTTTTTTACCAGAAGAAACAGATTTGTTTATATTTCCGTCGAAGTTACGGCATTTAGTAGCACCATTTAAAAGTAACTGCGTGCGAGTTTCAGTTTCGGGTAATTTTAAGATAGAAAAAGAATAGGAGGAAAAGTAATGGCAGTTGAGATGACCGACTTTGAACAAGGGGTGTGGGACTATCTGTGCTCACACAAGAAGACCCCGGTTCAGGCAAATAAAATCGCAAAGGAGTGGATTGTTAGTAAGACTAGGGTATATAGAGTGCTAGAAAAGTTTGTTGAGAATGGGATCGCGGATGTTGTGCGTATTGGTTCCAAGAAATTTTATAAAATAAAAGAATGAACCTAATTACTTTAGACTTTGAAACTTTCTACGACACATCATTTTCTCTTAGCCGCCTGACAACCGAAGAATATATTCGTTCACCCGACTTTGAGTTAATCGGTGTGGGCGTAAAGGTCAATAAAGATCCGGCATATTGGATTTCAGGGTCGCGTGAAACGATATTTAGTGAGTTAAAAAAGTTACCGTGGAAGCAGTCCATGCTCCTCTGTCATAACACTATGTTTGACGGGGCTATCCTCAATTGGTTTTGCCGCATCAGTCCTAACCGTTATCTTGATACTTTGTGTATGGCAAGAGCGTTGCATGGTGTAGATGCAGGTGGCTCATTGAAAGTCTTAGCCGAACGGTATGAGATTGGCGAAAAGGGAGAAGAAGTAATTCATGCCAAGGGGAAACGACTTGCAGACTTCACGCCCGAAGACCTTGCGCGGTATGGTAAGTACTGCGTAAACGATGTAGAACTTACCTATAAATTATTTGGCAAGATGGGGCACAAATTCTCTGAGCAAGAGATAGATCTGATTGACACAACAATACGGATGTTCACTCATCCCTTACTATATGTTAACCGAGAATTACTTCAAGAACGGTTAGCCGAATTAAAAGGGGAAAAACTTGATTTACTTGGTAGCCTAAAAGAAAAATTAAAGTGCGCTAACGAAGAAGATGTAAGGCAAAAACTGGCATCAAACAAAAAGTTTGCCGAGGTACTCACCGAACTTGGCGTAACGCCCCCGACAAAAACAAGTCCAACCACGGGAAAGGATACTTATGCACTTGCTAAAAACGACGAAGGGTTTATCGCACTCACCGAGCATGAGGACACGTTCATCCAACACTTATGTGCAGTACGATTGGGCACTAAGTCAACTATTGAAGAGTCCCGCATTGAACGCTTCATACAAATTGGGGAGCGAAACAACGGGCGACTTCCTATCCCTCTTAAATATTATGGCGCACACACAGGGAGATGGGCTGGCTCAGACAAGGTCAACTTCCAAAACCTTCCCTCAAGAGATAAAAAGAAGAAGACCCTCAAGAACGCGGTGGTTGCGCCCGATGGCTACACAGTTATCAACTGCGACTCATCTCAGATCGAAGCGCGGGTGCTTGCATGGTTGGCAGGGCAAAACGACTTGGTCGCAATGTTTGCCGAAGGCCGTGATGTCTACTCTGAATTTGCATCAAAAGTATATGACCGGGAAATTACCAAAGCCGATTCTGTCGAGCGGTTTGTTGGAAAGACTTGCATTCTTGGATTGGGTTATGGCACAGGAGCGACAAAACTCCAACACACCCTAAAGACTCAGCCTCCGGGAGCTATCGTTGATGATGTTATGGCTAAGAATATTGTTGAGCTATACCGGAAGGAAAACGATAAGATCCCTGCGCTATGGGGGCAATGCGATACGTATCTTGAGCACCTTATTACATGGCCTCAGAACAAAGAAGGTACTGCCCCCCGCAAAAACTATTACCTTGGCAAACATAAGTGCGTATTAGCTACCCCCCAAGGGATACGGCTTCCATCAAACTTTTTTATAAGATACCCTGACATTGATAATGTTACCGACGAAGGTAAAAGCCGTGTGGTCTACAAATCAAGGAAAGGCCCAATATCCATATGGGGTGGGGGCGTGGTAGAAAATATTGTTCAGGCACTAGCAAGGTGTGTCGTGGGGGAGCAGATGCTAAAGATTGGTGAGCGCTATCGCCCTGCCTTGACGGTACACGATGCTGTGGTCTGCGTCGTACCGGATGATGAGGTTGAGGAAGCAATAGAATTTATTGTGCAGTGCATGAAAACCCCGCCTGATTGGGCTACGGGACTACCCGTTGCCTGTGAGGCAAAATATGGAAAATCCTACGGAGATTGCTAATGAATAAAGAAGTTAAGGTTGATTACGCCCCCCACTATCTACAGATAGATAGCCACTTAAAGTTGGTGCATGATCTTCTGAAATGTGGTAATTATGTAGATGCTATAACCCTTGTTGAACAAATAACAGTTGAGTCTAGACTTCTACGAGCAGCCATAAAAAGCCATGTCAAAAACTAAACCCGTACAGTGGTCTTTCTCATCCCTCAAGGATTTTGTGGGATGTCCCAAGCGTTACTACGAGATCAAGGTCGCCAAGAACTTTGAAACTAAGATTACTCAGGCTTTAACCTATGGGAAAGAAGTCCATTCGGCTTTAGAACATTACGTCAAAGATGGAAAGAAACTACCCCTAAACTATGAGCGTTTTAAAGGCGCAATCGATGCTCTTATGGCGATACCGGGGGACAGATACTGTGAATATGAGATGGCTTTGCTACCCGACTTGACCCCCTGTTATTTTCACGATACCGAAAGATGGGTGCGTGGGATCGCTGACTTACTGATCGTAAATGATGATGTCGCTTACGTGGTCGATTACAAAACGGGCAGTGATAAATACCCTGATCTTGACCAATTAAAACTTATGGCATTGATGACTTTTGCTCATTTTCCCAAGGTCAATAAAGTGAAGGGGGCATTGCTCTTTATCCTAAAGAATAATTTAGTCTCAGCAGACTACGAGCGGTTTCAGATGCAGATCCTTTGGGATAGTTTCACACCCAAGGTGAAACGGTTAGAATTATCTTATCAGACAGACGAGTGGCCTACTAACCCTACGCCGTTGTGCGGATACTGCCCCGTCTCTACTTGTGAATTTTATAAGGAGCGATAATGGACGTTGTTTACTACATAGAAAACGGAATGCTTATCAAAGATATTGAAAATGATGGGGCTACTTTTCTTAAGCGCGGACCTGAAAGACAAATTATACCTTTGTGTTCCATAAAGGAAGCAGAAGAAAAATACCCTGACGAACTTAAACGAGCAATGGGGTCACAAAATGCCATACATTAACAAACCTAGACCTTACGATAAAGAATATCAACAACAGAAAGCAAGAGGAGAGCATGATAACCGCATGGAGCGTCAACGAGCCCGACGTAAAGTTGATAAAGAGGGTGCTGATGCAAACGGTAATGGCAAAGCAGATAAGCGTGAAGGTAAAGATATCGCGCACAAGAAAGCGTTGTCTAAAGGTGGAACCAATAAAGACGGATACTTTGTACAATCTCCTAGTGCTAACCGTTCCTTTCGACGAAATGGTCGTAAGCAGTTGGTCTCTGAAACGAGTAAAAAAGAACGAAAAAAGACTTGACATGTTTGGAATTAACCCCCATTATTAAGTTTCAGTTGTGACCATTAGGCGTGAGTGGGTCTAAAAAAACCGCGTCAGTCAAGCGGCGTTTAAGTATCCGACATAGATGCCTCCGGCGCGTCAGGCTTGACACAATTAAGTTGCCGTTCACTAGAAGAACGGCGGTACAGTTAAAGGATAGTTATGCAAAATGTTGTAGATTTTTTAGATGCCACCTATAAGTGGCCCGGAATACATAAGCCCTTCGCGCATCAGAAAACAACCACTGCTTTTCTAATTGCTAATAAACGGGCGTTCTGCTTTAACGAAGCAGGTACAGGTAAAACATCTTCAGTAATTTGGGCGGCTGACTACCTGATGGAAGCAGGGGTCATGAAAAAAGTTTTGATCGTCTGTCCGCTATCAATTATGTATTCAGCGTGGCAATCAGATCTGTTTAAAGTAGCTATGCACCGTAAAGTTGGTGTGGCTTATGGGTCTGCAGAAAGACGCAAGAAAATTATCAAAGGTGACTATGAGTTTGTCATCATAAATTACGATGGTATTGGCATAGTCGCAGATGAAATCAAAGAGGCTAACTTTGACTTGGTAGTTATTGACGAGGCTAACGCCTACAAGACCGCCACTACACAACGCTGGAAAACATTAAAGACATTGATTTACCCGCACATGGGTCTATGGTTGCTTACTGGCACACCTGCCGCGCAGTCACCCGTAGATGCATTTGGTTTGGCTAAGTTAGTTTGCCCTGATCGGATACCAAAGTTCTTTACCTCATGGCGCGATGCAGTTATGTACAAGATTGGGCAGTTCCGATATGTACCAAAACCTAACTCAAAAGAAACCGTATTTAAGGCTCTTCAGCCAGCGATACGCTATACAAAGAATGAGTGCTTGGACTTACCGGATGTGATGTATCAGTACAGAGACGCACCTTTGTCGAGCCAGCAACAGAAGTATTATGTCCGGTTGAAGAACGATATGTTAGTCAAAGCCGCAGGGGAAGAGATTAGCGCTGTCAATGCCGCTGCAATGCTTACAAAACTTTTACAGTTATCAGGCGGTGCAGTGTACACAGACTCCGGTGAAGTACTTGAGTTTGATATTGGACCGCGACTCAAAGTGCTTAGAGAAGTCTTAGATGAGGCAAGCAACAAGATTCTAATCTTTGTACCCTATCGCCACACAATAAAGATATTGAAAGACTACCTTAACAGGGATGGTTATAGTTCTGAGATTATCAATGGGGAAGTTAGCGCATCTGATCGTGCATCAATCTTTCAACGCTTTCAAAATTCCCCTGACCCACATATTTTAATTATTCAGCCACAGGCGGCGTCGCATGGAGTAACGCTAACGGCGGCTGACACAGTTGTCTTTTGGTCTCCCGTGATGTCTGTTGAGACGTACATACAGTGCATAGCAAGGATTGATCGGGTAGGGCAAAAGAACAAAATGACCGTCGTTCACTTGGAAGGATCGGAGGTCGAGCGTCGGATGTACAAAATGCTGGAAGGCAAGATTGACATCCATGAAAAGTTGGTTGACTTGTATCGCAACATTATTGAGGAGGTGTAACACATGACTGCAGAAGAATTAACAAATGCCTATATGAATGTCCGTGCCGAGAGAGAAAGACTATCGGCAAACTTTAAGTTAGAAGATGAAAAACTGAAGACGGACATGGAAGTTTTTGAACGTGAACTGCTCAAGATTTGCTCAGAGCAGAACGTGGACTTGATGCGTACTAAATACGGGACAGTGTCGCGCAACATCAAAGCGCGGGTGCATGTGATTGATTGGGATTCTTTCTACAATTACATCATTGAACACAAAGCCCCACAGTTACTCACTAAGCGTGTGCATGAGGGTAACTTTGAAGAATTTACATCTGAGAGGCGGCATGAGGGTTTACCTCCGGGTGTAAATGTGGCACGGGAGTATACAATAACCGTCCGCAAGCCAAGCAAAAAAGAAGTAATGCTTGATGAAGTTGAATCAGTCTAATCTAGTTAAGGAGTAATAACATGAGTAATGAACTAAGCACTATCCTCGCAAACAATCCAGCTTTAGTTAACACAGGTTTGGATGAAGACACACTTGCAGTTGCAGGTGGTATGGCAGGTGGCAGTAAACGCATCTCTATCAAAGGCGGTGTTTTTAGAATGATGGTTAACGGCAAGGAACAAGCCGTGAACGAAGATCGTTCAATGAACGTCGTAGTTGTAAAGATGGCTCATAACGCGTCGCGTACATGGTATGCCAAGGCTTACAAAGAGGGCGATAAGTTATCCCCTGCTTGCTGGTCTAACGATGCCAAGTCACCCGACCCTGCAGTAAAAGAACCCCCTGCTCCGTCTTGCGAGTCGTGCCCGAATTCCGTTAAGGGTTCAGGTCAAGGTGGTACAGGCACTGCGTGTCGTTTGTCATGGCGTACTGCAGTTGTATTGCCGGGACAGTTAGATGGTAATGTGTATCAGTTAGTATTACCTGCTACATCTGCGTTTGGTAAAGAAGATAATGGACGCTGGCCTTTCCGTCCGTATATTCAAACGCTTGCTTCACACAACGTAAGCGCCAGTGCAGTAGTTACCAAAATGCAGTTTGATACGAAGTCGCCTACACCGCGACTATTGTTCTCTCCTGCAGGGGCTGTTGATACAACAGACTTTGATACTGTTCGTAGGCAAGGTAAGTCTGCCGCTGCTGAAAATGCAATCAAACTCACTGTCTTCCAAACGGATGGTGGCACTGAAAGCGAAGCACCGGAAGTTGTTGAAGAGCCAGTAAAGCAAGAAAGCAAGAAGCCCGAGGCTGCTCAACCAACAGGCGACGCCGCTGACCTTGTTAAGAAGTGGTCTAAGAAGTAAGGAACAGTAATGCCTAAGTCGTATAGTCCTGAGTATGTAAAGATGCTTAATGCAGTTGTGATGGCAGATAATCTTGGTGTTGTTTTAGCCAAGGCGTGTGTCAAAGCAAATCTACCTCTCAAATTGGTAGCAAAAGTGTTAGGTGTATCTAGAATGACTGTCCACACATGGTTTCGTGGGGGCGAAATTCAATTAGGACGAAAGCCGCTAGTCATTACGTTTCTTAAAGTAATAGAAGAAGACACCGCTAAAGGGGTTCTCCCCTTGGCGGACTTCAAATCGGCAAAAAAGTATGTGCATGATCTATTGAACGAAGAGCCCGCGTAAGCGGATTATTGTCAGGCAGGGTTGGTGCCCTGCCTTTATTGTCTCTAATACACATGTATAAAACATTTATTGAGACAGTCTTGCCGTCAGAAGGTACTTATGTAATAACAGGGATAAACGCAGAAAACAAAAAAGATGTGCGGCAAAAGTATGCGGAGAGTTTAGAGGACGCATACACAATCATTGAGGACTTCAAAAAGAAATCACCGCTAAACATTTATTTTGCTTTATCCACGTTTGAAGGATTTTCACGGAAGGCTGTAGACAGCATTTACATCAAGAGTTTTTTCCTTGATCTTGATGTAGGCAAAGAAAACAACAGTTACGCTACCAAGGAAGAAGCCCTTGCCGGGCTTGCACAGTTTTTACTAAATACTCGCATGCCTGAGCCAACCATCATTGACTCAGGTAATGGTTTGCATGTCTATTGGATACTCAAGGAAGAGATTGAGACCAAGAGGTGGAAACCTTATGCCGAGGGCTTTAAGAAGTTATGTGTAGACAATAAATTGGTGATCGACCCTGCCGTACCTGCTGACGCGGCGCGGGTTCTTCGCGTGCCATACACATTAAATTACAACGTCAAAGAGGGGCAGGCGCCCATTGAGGTGACGTTTTTAAATGATATTAAATTATTTGACTTAGATGAATTGACACCTTTCTTTGGTGGTATTCAGCAAGAGTCTTCCTTTGACCTGTCTCAAGCCAAGAAAGGCTTAGACGATGAAACCCGAAAAATGTTGGGGTTAGATAACTATGAATACGTATTTCAAACAATTGCCTTTGAATCCCTTCAAGGACGAGGATGTAACCAAATCAAGTGGATGCTCCAAAACGCCGCTAGTTGTCCGGAGCCACTGTGGAAAGCTGGACTATCTGTCGCCATTAGGTGTGTTGATGGCGATACTGCCATACATTCCATGTCCGAAGACCACCCCCAGTACAGCCACGCAGAAACCGAAAAGAAAGCCCGAGACTGCCTACAAGCAACGTGGTCTTACTCCTGTGAGGCTTTCGAAAACACAAACCCCGGAGGATGCACAGGATGTCCGTTCAAGGGAAAAATATCCTACCCGACCCATATTGGAAAGCGGCTACGACTCGCGGAGTCGGGGGCTGACGATGCACACATACCCGACACAAGAACCCCCGAAACAAGGGATCTTAGCGATACAGAAGATAAAAAGAACGGGCCTGTACAGAATAAATTCCCGAAAGAGTTCATAACTTTTCCGCAGTTTTTATATCCATATGTTCGCCCTGTGGCGGGTGGGGTATGGTACGAACCCCCTAGTGAGCATAAGAAAGACGGGACGGTCATCAAGAAAGATCCAATAATGATCTTGAATCAAGACTTTGTTCCCATGAAACGTCTTTATAGCCCCAACGATGGGGAGTGCTTACACATGCGGCTGTATTTGCCACATGACGGAGTTCGGGAATTTATCTTACCCATGTCGGCAGTGTATGCGCCAGACAAATTTAAAGAGTTCGTTGCCAAGAGTGGTGTGCTGGTTACGTTTACATTGATTGATAAATTAAGGGATTATCTTGTGAAGTGGTCACAATATCTAAAACAGTACCAAAAAGCTGACGATATGCGGTTAGCTATGGGTTGGATTGACGAACCTGAGTATGGGTCTTTTGTGGCGGGTAAGGTGGAGATTACCCCAACGGGTAGGTTTGACTGTCCTGTAACACCTGCAGCGAGAAACGTAGCCGACAAGATTTATGAATCCGGATCGTTCGATACGTGGCAGAAGAGCGCTAATAAACTTAATCAACCGGGGTTTGAGTACCATGCCCTAGGGTTATTGATGGGGTTTGGTTCCCCTCTAGTGCCTTTTAGTTCTGCTAGCGGCCTAATGATTAGTTTGTCAGGTGAAAAAGGGACAGGTAAAACAGCGGCTATGCTTGGTGGCTTATCTGTGTTTGGTCACCCCGAAGAACAAATGATTGTTACCTTGGATGGGGCAACCGTAAATGGTTTATGGGAAAGGGCATCAACCCTAAAAAACTTAATGATGGGTATTGATGAGACTTCAAATGCCAAACCCGAAAAGCTATCCGATATTATTTACAAAGGGCCGATGAACAACCAAGGCAAGATTCGTAGCCAAACAAGTTACAACATGGAGCGTAAGCAACGCGGGGGATCTAAGAACCTTACTTTGCTGACTACTAACCAGTCTAATAAAGACAAGATGTTTATGGTTAAGAGCGACCCCGGTGGAGAGTTACGGCGCTTACTAGAGTTAGATATCACCGAGAATGGCAGACTTGTAGACTCTTTGGGTGTTGAGATTTTCCAACCATTCAAGACTAACTTTGGTCATGCTGGGCCAGCTTTTGTTGACTTTTGTTATGGATTGGGTATTCCTGAAGTTAACCGCACGGTTCAAAAATGGAACAACAGATATCGGCAAGAATTTTACAATGACTCAGCTTACTCATTTTGGAATGGAGGTATGGCGGCAATCATGGGGGGTGCAGAAATTGCCGAACGCGCTGGCATAGTTTCTATAGATTACGAGCGGTTATATGTATTTATGCTGGAGAGGATGCGCCGCCTTCACCATGAGTACTCTAGTGCCGGGGTTAACTTTGAGGATCTGCTCAGTGAGTTCTTGTCCATAAACATGAACGGTATCTTAGCCTTTAATGAGTCAGATAAGGTGTCGGTTGAGCCACGCGGCAAAGACTTAGTCGCGCGGGCAGAGGTTACGGAGGGTAAAGTTTGGATCGCCAAGACCGCTATTAAAGAGTTCTTGCATGAGAAGCAGATCAATGTAAGCCAATTTGAATCAGAACTATTGAAGAAGGGCGTAATGCTTAACAGCAAAGCCAAGAAGAAAATGGCGGCGGGGTGGAAATCGGCTATCGGGGCTATGAATTTGTGGTGTTATGAGGTGAAACTTGACGTTTCTGATGTGATAAATGACAAAGAAACAGGACCTACTGACTGACTTTAAGGAGCCTGAGTTTGTCTTCCCCTACCAAGCGATGAAGGTAGGGGACAGTTTCTTTATGCCTACCGTTCGCCCAGCCTATGGACATTACATTATTGACGTAACTTCAAAGCGGGTTGATGTAGTAATGAAGACCTACACAGTCGTTGAAGATAATGTCCTAGGCGTCAGGGCTTGGCGGGTCAGTTAATCCTCATAACCAAACGGGGCAAAGTCGTCTAGGTATGCGGTCAGTGCCGTATTGAAAGCAGACTTAATTTGGTTCTGTTGTTTAATTAACAGTTGAAGCCGGAATTGTTTTTCGTTGGGGGCTAAGTCTGACCTACGAACTTGATTAGCGGCTTCCCTCAAAGACTTCAGTTGCCCGTTAACCGTGGTGTTGTAAAAATTTACAACTAAAGGATCGTTGGGATTGTTGGCTATGTACTCGCCATATTCAGGTGTGCCTTCAAGCCCTTTTAGCCGCTTCTCAATATCTTTAATTTTATTTTCAGCCTTACTAAACTGGATAGCATCGTAGTTTGAAGGTGCTTTTAAATAAGAATCCAAGAAGAATGCATCAGTGCGAGGGTCAAAACCTTTGTTACCAGCAATTACCTGACCTAGGTTGTAGGTTGTAGATATCACGCGGCTGGCGCCATCAAAATAGTTATTGGCAAAGAAATACAATGTGCCCGGCGACATATCTACCTGACCACCAAATATGCTGAATGCCCCCCTTGCGACATCGTTATAAATGGCTGGGACGTTGTCTCCACCAAGGAAAGAATCAGCATAACGAGACTGTCGGTCTGAGTAAATCTTGCGACCAAGACCATCTGTGTTCATGGCAAACTCAACCAGAGGCCGAAGCGCCGAGGGAGCCATACTATCTACAGCCCACGCTGTTGGGTTGGCAAACTTATCAATCTTAGAAGTAGGCAGGGGCATAAAGGATTCAAAGCCTGCATCCATAATATTTGACGCCATAGACATTACATCCTGACCGCCCATAGCTACCGATGCTACCTGCGCCCCTGTGGAAGCTAACATACCGGGGCCGAATCCCCACGGCAATTGGAATACTAGATCTCTGCCACCTACCTCTATGCCTGTATTGAATCGAGCAAACCGCACCCACCGAGCCATATCATCAATAGCCACTTTGTTACGGTCTTCCTCATCGTCTCCTGCCAGCATATAGGCCATCATGTAGGTCATGAACCCTGCGCCTAGTAAAGCGTAAGAGGTATAACGAGCGTTTATACGTTGCTTATTAAAATTCTCATAGGCGGCTTCAGCTTGCTCTGGAGTAACCTTACCAAATTTAGTTTGCTCCATGTAATATTTAATAATCTCTTCTTTAGAGCGGAAGTCAAATGCCGGAGCCAAAGCCTGCATAGCCCTAACAGCGCCTGTAGCTGCAGGGCGCCAAAACATATAAAGGGCACCAAGAGTTTTACCCATATCGCCAACCTGCTGGAAGTTGGCTAAGTCTTTAGAAAATGCCATTGCCTTGAGATCTGCTTCAGCATCAGGCACGCCTTCTGTCCTTAATTGTTTTCTGACAGTACGGAAAGCAGCAATCCGAGAGGATGTTTCAAACATAGCCACCCACGTATCAAAGAAGTTTGCAAAGTCTTCTTTAGTAATACCAAATACGCCACGGCTGTTAATTTTGTTTGATAATCCTTCAAGGGTCTGGGTCGAGGTCAATCCCTGCATATAAGCTACCGGGCCACCAAGATCATAATACTTAAGAATATCGCCGTAGAAACCATCAGGATCTTTTTTAGCCATGGCTTCAATTGCTTTACGATCCCCACGGTTATAGGCTAAGGTAAATTTTAAAGTCTTATGCATGCCACCGTCAGCCAATACTTTAGCCATCTGCGAAAATACGTCGCCACCAGCTCGCACACCAAACTCAGCACTAATTAAACCCGCATAAGTCATCAAGTTACGAATAAAGTCGAGCGGAGCGAACGCAGGGTTATATCGGGTGTGCATCTGCCCAAAGAAACTTGTCACGTTATTTGCTAAGTCGATGATAGGCGTCTCAGGTTTAAATATACCTTTTAGGGCACGCCGCATGTCTTCGTCATTGACTTCATAGATATCAATACTGCCATCATCTTTGTAAACAAAGAAAGCGTTTTCTTTTTTAATATCTTTAGGGTCAAACTCAACACTGTAACGATCTTTAAACAGTACGGTCTTAGCAGGTTTAGCACTACCTTGCACAATCCCTTGCTGTAAAAGATTTTTCATAGCATGCGGCACATAACGGTGCCCAGCACGCATAGCCGCACGGGTTGCATCGGTCATGATTTGAAGAACCGGATTGTCAGCATCTGACTGTCGGCCTGTCATGGCATACTCGCCTTGAGCGTAATCACCGCTTAACCGCTCGCCGGTTAAATCAAACATAGCCGTGCGACCACTTGGATCAGGCTTGCCTTTAAATGGGAAGTAGTTTTGCCACCCATAAAATTTAATTACGTTCTCTACGCCGGGAGAGAAGTAGTTAGCCATCCTGTTAAGTTTTTCGGTCTTTTTCTCAATCTGTTTAAGTACCTTAAATAAGGCGTCAATATCAGTTTTGTTTTTATCAGAGTTATAGCGTTTTAATAATTCTATGGCTACGTCGCGGTCTACACCCAAAGCGTTGTAGTCAGAACTATCAGGATTGTTTTTAGACTCGCTAGGGCTAGGCAACTTACGATTAGCCGGGTCATTGACTAAATCAATTAGTTGTTTTCTAAGTTTGTCTATTTCTAAGTCGGCT